GATTCTGGGTTTCTGTTCGACGGGATTGTTGCCGGTTTCATGGCATTTAAAACAACCATCGTATCTTTTGCGTTGAGGTTTAAAAACTTCATCAAAATTATCGCAAAACCGTTTGTGATAATCACTGCGGCAGTCGCAGGCATCCTTGGTTTCATTGAGGGGTTTACAGAAAATGCAGACGACACTATGGGAGAAAAGATAACCAGAGGGATAATGCGCGGCATCGAGGATATCCTAGATGTTATTGTTGCTTGGCCTGCACAGTTATTAGTTGATGCTGTAGCGTGGTTGGCCAGAGCTCTCGGGGCAGAAGGCATTGCTGATTACTTAGATAGGGTTGATATAAGAAAGGCATTAACAGACATGTTCGATTATTTCGAAACATTCATTGAACCGATTGGCGCGATGATCGATTCTGTAATCGCGGTATTTCAATCCGATCAAGTTAAAGAACTCATCGAGGGAGTCAAAGGTAAAATTATCGACGGGTTCAATTCTGGAATAGAAACTCTATCCGGCATCATGAACACTATCTTCAGTGCAGTGCAGTGGTTTAGCGAAACTGACATGGAAGAAAAGGTCGAAGGAGGTCTCGGGTTATTCCGAGATGTCGTAGATGGGATTCAAAAGTGGATCGGTAATCTCGCTTCATCGTTATATGAAGCATTACCAGATTTTGCAAAGTCGTCTATTTCTTTTGTAAAAGATGCATCGGGCGCAGTAGGGAATTTGTTTAGCGACGATAACACATCGGTCACACCACTAACAAGTTCTACGAGGGAAACATCCGCCGCAAGTTTATCAGAAGAATCTAGAATCGCCGCAGCACAAAACATTACAGGTCAACAAGCATCAGTTAACGTTGTTGATAATAGTGTGAGTTCTACGAGCAATTCTAGTTCATCTGCAGCAATTATGATGGAGACTCCACCAGCGACAGACCGTTACGATCCAATGAGAGGTCGTAACGGTCTGCGTTTCGCTTAGTCGTCCGCTGCTAACTTGGCGAAGTATGACATGGTATCATCATCATCTACGACAGGCGCTTCGGCAATAACTCGTTGAGTCGATTCTTTTCGAACTGGCGCAACTTCCGTTGTATCCATAGCAACTTCTTGCTTGGCGGTACGCGGTGCTGCATCTCCTAAGACCATTGCTAGTCTAGCAGAGAGTTCTTCATAAGTCTTGAAGTTTGACGCTTCGGTAAACTCAGTTAAATCATAGAGAGACTCATAGATTTGCTCTAGTTCATCGTCGTCTTGCGATAAGACTGAAGGGGTAGAGAATTCTGACTTGTCATAGTTTCGGTATCCTTCGACTTTACGAATCTTCAGTTTGAAGGACGCGCCTTCCCAAAAATCGAAAGGGTTGATAGGATCCTCGTCAGCAAATTGAGGTTGCATAACGTCCATGACTTTGTCAAAGATTTTCTTACCAAACGTGTAGAGAAAAACCTTACCTTCGTTGTCAGGGTTTCCTGAGTCTTGCTCAACAACAATGTTAGCAACATAGTGGAGTCGACGCTTGCGTTCTCGAGCGATCGCGCGCATTTCATCACTTTCGGTTGCCCAAAGTTTAGAGTTCATTTCAGAAACAGGATCCTGTTGACCAATGGAAGTCAAAGACTTCTCAATATACCATTGACCGGTTGGGCCTTTGAACCCATGATCCCAATACTTCACCCACGGCAGTTCATTACCGGATGGAGCAGGGAGAAAGCGAACAACGGCATAACCGTTACCTGCTTTATCTACGGTAGGTTTCCACTGACGATCATCAACGTAAGACTTCTTCTCGGTCGAAGATGTCGTATCAGCGGCAGCAATCATCTTACTGATTGCGCTTTTGCGATTCTTCTTAAGTGTAGCAAATGACATAGTATTTCCTTGTATGTACAGAGTATTTTAGTTTGTCCACAATATATTCATAATATATGAGATATATATTACTAAACTTTTTCGCCAATGTCAAATCGGCAGTTTATTTGATCGAGGTAGATAATTAAGATCCATCGCTTCAACCTCAACCTTGTTCGTGATCGCTTCGTTCAGGTATTTTTTGATATCCTCGACTTCGAGCGAATTCTTTTCACAGATTAAAATAATTGCATCCATGTACGGTATTCCTTTAATTCGTACAGTCTCTTCAATCATCTTACTGAACTTCTTCTTGGTTAACATCAACCCATCAAGTTTCATTAGATTCTCCATATACGCCAATGTCTGGATACCAAACACCATGCGATCGTTTAACATTACCTTCGGCATCGAAGACTGGAACAACACTAACGAATTTAATTTTGTGCTGCATATTTTCACCATAAAACATATCATTCCAAACACCGGTGTTTAAGTATGATTGCATATTTTTAATATAATTATCAGCAATCTGGTACTCGAGTCGCTGTTTCCAATCTTTTGATTCGCGGAAGATTTTCATCCCAAGGCGTTTCTCTTGCCAAGTCTTGATCCACATTTTTACTTTGTTTGGATTGAGATAATGTTCTTCGTCGAGATCTCTAATAGTTTCGTGCACAGAAAGATTCTTCGCCGGACCTTTCGCTTCGCGCGCTTTCCGTAACCGCTCTCCTGCAGCAAGTTTCTGCTCAGGGGTCATAGGTTTGCGTTTGCGTTTGATCTTAGTCCGTTCAAACTTTTCGGGTTCTTGATATTTTTTATTCATGACGAATACCGTTATTAATTTCAACAATAGAGTCAAGGATCTTAACTTGACGGTCAAGGCGCTCAGCGACCGCACGCAGCGCGTTCACGTCTTTGGGTAGACAATGTCCGCCGAACCCAAAGTTGCCGTCAGGTCCAGGCACCTGAGTGTGAGAGCGACCAATTCGGGGGTCGATAGTGATAGCGTCGATCATTTGATCGTAACCATCGAAACCGCACGCATTGAAAAGTGCATGCATTTCATTAAAGAACGTCACCTTGGTCGCTAAGAAACAATTCTCAACATATTTCGAGAACGATGCTTGATCCAACGAGCAATACTTAACTTCGCTGAGCTGTCGCAAGACTGGGCGAAACAACTCATCCCAGAATCTACAATCATCCCCACCAAAGATCGCGAATGTCTGATTACGAAATTCTTCTGTCGGGTTACGGTTTATGTTAGAACCACCAAGAAATTCTGGTGAGTATGTGATACTAAAATTATTGTCGCTATGAATCTTACTTAACCAAACAGGATCAACAGCGCTCTTAATTAGAAATTTGATATTTTTAATTTTACCGTATTTCTTAAAGACATCATCGACGTTATCAGTAACGCACGACCCGTCGTCTGGGTTCGCAGGTGTAGCAACACAAACAATGACCGCATCGGGCGGCGAAGTTGCGAAATGCGGAGTATATTTGTGACCCTTAAACGGATCGTCAATAAACAGGGAATCGCGGACGCTCGCCGACGAATGCTCACTAAGCGCGCCGTGAATCGCTTCGCCGACGGGTCCATATCCAGCAATAACTATTTTCATTTTAGGAACTCTCTATATAATATATTATTGTAACTTATTAGGTTTTAAATGTCAAACGAAATATTTGATTTTGGATTTACCGCAGTCAACGAAGATGAGTTGGACGCGGTTCAGAGGGCATCGAAAGAGGCAGAATTAAATTATGAGTCGGCGGATAAGTCGCAATCAAAACTCAATGAATTATATAATGCGATACAACCACTCTTGACCAACCTCAAATTGAACCCTGAGAAAGATTATATCTATTGGCCTGATAGGTTAACAAAGGTCGAATCTTTCGAAGAATTTATATTAGAAATCTACACCAAGTAGGCATACGTTTTCGGCATAGTTGTCTGCATCAATTTCTCTAGAGAATGATTCTGATGTTTTCACATGCCGTTCCTTCTCGTATATCTCAACAAGAAATCCATCGTCGGTGAGGCAAACAATTGCCTCGATGGGTTCTTCTCTATGAGAGTGTCGTGATATCTCTACGCGTGTTTTCTTGTTTCCGAATGCTTTATCCCAGTTGCTAGAAAACTTATCACTTTCCACACTGGTAGGTCTGCGAGACGACCCCTTACCATTCGCCACGAGTTTGCTCCTTCCACCAATCAGGTGCACCGCGCTTAGTCCATTTCGACAGCGACTGTTTTGCTTCTAGGTAATAATTCCTATAAGACGCGACTGAATCGCCTTCAACGATGCATTGTGGGTATTGCTTCATCGCTGGCGTGGGTTGAGTAAACTTTTTGGTTGTGTCGATATGCGTCGGAGGGTAGCGCAGGATATCTTCTAGTTTTCTAACAGACTCGTGTTTGCGTCCATATCGATGAGTGTATTCCAAACCTAATTGGATCCACAGTTTATACAACCACATGTAATTCGCATGCGATTCTCTGACCCAAAGCGCGGAAGGGTGTGAAACATGACACGCCAAGTACACCTCGCGGTTCATATATGGGTCTTCAAGATACCAACGTTTCACATTTCTTCCTGTCGCCGTTTGACCGATCCACATAGTCCCGTCACAAATTCGATGAGCGGTGGATAGCAATTGCGCATACTCAACACACATTTTACTCGAGTGAGAATCGTTGTGATGTTGCGCGCAGGTCGTCGGGTCTTCATGAAGATAGAATATGTTCAATCTTACTTTTCCTCGGTTTGTAAATTCGCTTGTAGTAGTGCTGCATT